AATTCTAAAAACAAGGCCTCACTGGAAACGGTGAGGTCTTTATACTTTTTTAAACGGAGACATTATGCCTGTATCTACAGTCACATATACAGCTAACGGGTCAAACAACCAGTTTTCTATTACATTCCCGTACATTGATGCGGCACATGTTCGGATATCAGTTGATGGTTCGTCAGCTTCTTTCGCCTTTCATAACAGTACAACAGCCCAGCTAAACTCTACACCTACAAGTGGACAGACAGTGGTTGTGTACCGTCAAACACCTTCAACAGCATTGGTTGACTTTACGGATGGCTCTACTCTTTTTGAGAGCGACCTAGACCTAGCTAACACACAAGCCCGTTACATCTCGGAAGAGGCGAGAGACAGGGCTGACATCGCGGCTGCCCTAGTTACCGTAAACAATGTAAACATCAATGTTGTTGCAGGTATTGCGGATAACGTAACGGCAGTTGCAGAGAATAATGCAACCATAACGACAGTTGCAGGAGATACTGCAGAAATTGTGGCAGTTGCATCTAAACTCAGCGAGATATCATCTTTAGCCACTACAGAAAACTTTGCGAATATGTCAACACTCGGCACTATTGCCCCAGACATAACTGCAGTTGCAAATGTAGCTTCTACAATGTCTGCAGCAGCACAAAATGCAGTAGACGCAGCGGCTTCAGCAACATTAGCAGGAACACATGCAGCAGCAGCGGCAACAGCCCTTGATGATTTTGATGATAAATATCTTGGAGTATTTACGTTTGCTGCAACGCCAGCGGTTGATAATGATGGTGACCCTTTAGAAACTGGTGCGCTTTTCTACGATTCAACAAATTCAGTAATGAAAGTTTGGGAAGGTTCAAGCTGGATTGGAGCGGCAGCCTCAGCCTCAGCCAGCTTTATCGAATACAGATTTGTGGCTACGGAAGGGCAGACCAGTTTCACAGGCGTAGATGCAAATGGCGCAACGCTAGGGTTTATTGTAAACAACTGTTCTGTTACGTTAAACGGCGTGAAGTTGAGCATAGGAACTGACTTTACAACACCAAGCGGGACGGTGGTTACATTGATAGAAGCCGCCTCGCTAAATGATATTTTAGTGGTCGAGGCTTTTAGTTCCTTCGCAGTGTCAGACGCTTTCTTAAAGTCTGCGGGTGGAACAATAAACGGTCCTTTAGAGGTTAGTGGGGTGCTAACCACAGGTAATGTCTTAGTAAAAAAAGTAGGTAGAGAAACTATTTGGGTTCCTGCCAGTGCTATGTATCCACTTTCAATGGGTGGCTGTGCGCCATTAGCGCAAGTCCAAATGAATACTACCCTTAATTACCGACCAGAAATAGTTACGCTGGATTTTGATGACACGACTGCTGAAACTGCACAATTTTCTGTATCTTTACCAAAATCTTGGGACGGCCAAAAAACTATAAGTTATCGCGTATACTGGTCAAGCACGAATAATGCATCTACAAACGGGTGTACGTGGGGGATGCGAGCAGTAACTGTTTCGGACAATAGTAGTCTTTATCTTGGAATGCCTAATTCTATTCTTATAACCGACTCTCAAAATCCTCAAGCCGCGAACTATACAGGCGAGAAATTAAATATTTCAGGGATAAGTAGCCATATAAATATCACTGGAACACCAACTCTTGAGTCTCTAATTTATTTTAACATTATTCGCATACCGAATGACAGCTCAGACACATTGTCAGGTGACGCTCGGTTACATGGAATCAAGCTGTATTATGACACAAACGCTGGTAACGACGAATGAGTTTTGGATATCATGTACTCGGCTTTGGGTCTTACCCTAACCGTAGCAGCAGCGGTGGCAACAGCGGATCGGGCATAGCCCTAGGCTTGACGCCTTCCTTGCTAACGCTATCGGGGCAAAGTCAACCCTACAGCGCAGCGGTCAATAACAACACCATCGACTTGAGCAATGTGGGTGGCGTTGATTACACAAGCGAAACTGCGCGGTTGGTGTTTCTCTATGAGAAAGGTAGCAGTTACACGGGCGATATTCAAATATATGACATTGAGTTTAGCAGCACCTCCTACGACATAAACAGTGGCACAAATAATTTTGAAACGACAAGGGCTAATGACCAAATTTACACGTCTGCATCTTGGTGGCCCGTACCAAATGGGACATCAGGAGGCCGATGGAACCGTGACGCTGGGGGAACAGGCAGTAGCGGCACAGGCTTAACGATATCTGGTGAGTATTATTTCTACGCGGAAACCTCTAGTCCTGCCGCTAATGTAACGGGATATAAATTCTGGCTTCGCAGCGACCCCGTTACGTTAAGTTCCAGTTCGCCCAATCTTACGTTCAAAGACGCTAGGTATGGGGCTGGAATAGGCACTCTAAATGTTCACTTGGACATACAGTAAAGGAAAAATAATATGACACGTTCAAGAGATACGTCAAAAGTTGGTAAAGACGCTAGAACAAAAGGAAAAGAGACCTTTTATGTTAATGCTAAACAGTTTGACTTACTATCAGTAGACCCCGCCCCTCTAAATAATTATAATAATACAAATGGCATACCGATAACTGGATTAGGTTTTTACGATAATCAAACAAAATATGCTTTCTATAATTGCGTTTTACCAAAAAGTTATGACGGTGGTATGTTAAGTTATAAATTGTATTATTATTTGACATCAACAAATAGTCATTCAGTTGGCTTTCCATTAAGTTCGATATGGAGAATGGACTCTGTAAATATAAGGACTGACAGTACTGTTCTTAATGGTGATGTTGCGGCTTTGGATACTCAAGATTTTACACCAGCAGCTAATACAAATGGCACAGTAGGTTATCTACAACATACAATTCTTATGCCAGAGGTGCCGCTATCTTTTAACGGGTCAGTCATACTCAACCCCCACCACTTAATCACATCGCCTTATGTTGACTTTAAGCCACACAGAGAGTGGGTAGAAGGTGTGACACTTTCTTCTTTTAGACTTCTTAGAGATGGAGCCGCTGATAGTGTCGGAGCCACTTGTAATTTACTTGGCGTACAGTTTCAGTACACAACAGACCTTCCAAATGATGACTAGCTGACAACATGACCCATGTGTTTGCCCTTATGCTGTACGTGGGCGGCAATCTCATAGAACCCCCCATGTACTTCAGAAAAATAGAAACGTGTAATTACTACGCGAGAGAGACTGTACGCAGGTATGGTCTCTCAGATAACTCAAAGCATTTTGGGACAGCTTACTGTGTCCCTGAATATATTAATCTAGAAGAATTTAAGGTGTACTAAATGGATCAAAAACTAACTCACGCACCACTGATATTTGGTCTCGTAGTACAAGGCGCAGCGATAGTCTGGACAGTCTCAATGATGATGTCAGACATCCAAGAGAACCGAAAAGATATCGGACAGATGCAATTGCGTGTCTCTTCTTTAGAGGACGCAGTGCAAGACCAAGCAATTAGTTTGGCCCGTATTGATGAAAACATAAAAGCAATTAGAGGCGCAGTGGAAGCAATAGCCACAAATAAAAAATAATACAGGTAATTAATTATGGTAGTGGCAGAGGTATTAACAGGCATCGCCCTGATTACTAAATCTGTTGAATTTCTTAAAAAGACAGTTGGTACTGCTAAAGATATCTCTAGTCTAGCAGGTCAGATAGACGATCTTTTTGAGGGCAGTAAACAGCTTAAAATAGAAGAACGTAAGGCACGTAAAGAAGGCCACTCAATAACAGAAATAGTTATAAATCAACAACTTGCTGCCGAGCATATAGCCGATGTTAAGGCATTAATCATAGGCCGTTTCGGATATTATGCTTGGCAAGACATCTTAAAGTTGCAGCGAGATGCTCAACTTGAACAGAAGGCCCGTGCTGCAGCAAAGCGCAGAGAGGCTGAAGAGAAAGCAGAACTGGTTGGCGATATGGCAGTGGTTGGTTCCAGTGTTCTGATAGGCATCTTGGTGTTAGCGATAGCAGCTACTGTTCTGCTGATTATCTTATAGTAGGAACTAACAAACATGATGAACCTGATAACAGCACTAATCCCACAAGTGATGGGAGTGGTCGATAAAGTTATTCCAGATAAAGACGCGGCTGAGAAGGCCAAACAAGTCATCGAACTGGAACTGATTAAAGCAGCCAATGAAGTAAACCTAGCACAAGCAGAAACCAACAAAGTAGAAGCAGCACACAGATCGGTGTTTGTGGCTGGGTGGCGTCCTGCGATAGGCTGGGTGTGCGCTCTAGGCGTCTTCTGGGCCTTCATGGGTAACCCCCTAGCCCAATGGATAGCTGTGCTTCTAGGACACCCTACAAGCCTTCTCCCAGTGTTTCCCACAGACAAACTATTCGAACTGGTATTCGCAATGCTTGGCATGGCTGGACTTCGCAGCTTCGAAAAAATGAAAGGCATAGCTAAATGAGTACCGCAACAAAAGATGCAATGGAAAGTCTGCACAAGATGCTGGCAGAAACTTTGATTGACAGGATGAAAGACCCCGATGTCAAAGCTGGTGACCTTAATGTTGCCCGACAGTTTCTTAAAGACAACCATATCGAAGGCATGGCTGTAGAAAACTCACCACTGGCAGACCTCGTAAAGACACTGCCAGACTTCAATGATGATGACACAGATATGAATGAGATGCGCCACTAGATGTTTAACAAAACAACCTCTCTTGGCGTACCTGTAGAGAAAGACCCACTAACAGACTTCAGGAAGTTCCTGTTTGTTGTGTGGGACCACCTTAACCTTCCGAAACCTACAGATGTACAGTATGACATTGCGAAATACGTGCAGCATGGCCCCAAGCGTAGTATCATTGAGGCATTCAGGGGCGTAGGGAAGTCATGGATTACTTCAGCCTATGTAGTGTGGCTGCTGTACATGAACCCACAGCTAAACATCCTAGTGGTATCAGCATCTAAAACACGATCTGATGACTTCACTACGTTCACCCTACGCCTACTCAAAGAGATACCTGTACTGGCCCACCTGATACCGTCAGAGGACCAGAGGCAATCTAGGATATCCTTTGATGTAGGACCAGCAGCGGCCTCCCACGCACCCTCAGTGAAATCTGTAGGTGTGACAGGGCAGCTTGCTGGGTCTAGGGCTGACGTATTGATTGCTGATGACATAGAAGTCCCTAACAATAGTGCAACCCAAGGCATGAGGGACAAGCTGTCAGAGGCTGTGAAAGAGTTTGATGCTATCCTGAAACCAGATGGACGTATCATCTACCTTGGAACGCCACAAAATCAAGAAAGCCTATACAACAAACTACCAGATCGTGGCTATGAGTTACGCATCTGGCCTGCTAGGTATCCATCAGAGGACCAGATGATCGGATATGGCGATAAGATTGCCCCACTGATTGTAAGTAGGCTGGAAAACGACAAGGATTTATTAGGAATATCTACAGACCCTGACAGGTTCTCTGACTTTGACCTAATGGAACGAGAAGCATCCTATGGTAGGTCAGGTTTCTCACTGCAGTTTATGCTCGATACGAGGCTCTCTGATGCCGAGAGATACCCTCTCAAGGTAGGTGACCTAGTGGTGATGGACGTACCCATCCACGAAGGCCCAGAGAAGGTCTTATGGGCATCTGATGACCAACACATAATACAAGAACTGCCCAATGTGGCATTCAATGGTGACCACTACCACAAACCAATGTTCCTACCTGACAGCTTTGTAGAGTATTCAGGTTCTGTAATGTCTATTGACCCGTCAGGTCGCGGTAAGGATGAGACAGGATATGCAGTGGTAAAGATGCTCAATGGGTATCTGTATGTACGCAGGTGTGGTGGTGTAGCTGGTGGATATACTGAAGAGGCACTGCAGAAACTAGCAGTCATCGCCAAGGAAGAAGAGGTCAATGAGATAATCGTTGAGAGTAACTTTGGTGACGGGATGTTCAACCAGCTTATGCTGCCTGTCTTAGGTAAGATACACCCAGTGACTATGAGTGAAGTCAGACACAACACACAAAAAGAAAAGCGCATCATTGATGTACTAGAACCTGTGATGAACCAACACAGGCTAGTAGTGGACAAGAAGGTTATACAGCAGGACTATGATAGCTGTCAGAACCTGCCACCAGAACAGGCACTCAGGTATCAGCTTATGTATCAGATGACCCGTATCACAAACGATAGAGGCGCACTGACAAATGATGACAGGCTAGATGCTCTAGCTATGGCAGTCCAATACTGGGTAGATGCTATGGCACAAGATGCAGAACACAAAATCCAAAGTAGAAGAGAAGAGGTGCTTATGGATGAAGTCAATCGAATGAAAGACATGGCAGGTCTAGGGTTCGCAGTACTCACAGGAACACAAGATACTAAGATACATAATAAATGGTGAACTATAGAGGAACCTGTGCCAGTTCATTTTAAGAATAATCTTTTAGGTTGCACTATAGGGGGAGGGGAAGAGGTCTTCCCTCTATAGATGACTTAAAGATAACTTAAATTGAAAGATAAAAGATGGACGAGGCAGCACTAACTTATAGTAAAACTATTAGATACCTTATGTTAACTTTAAGTAACCTAAGAGTAATGCTCAGTAAGACTTATAGTGTCATTGAGTGTGCTAGTTGTCATCGCGGGATGAACAAGACTGCCGAGATATTGCACAGGATGAGCGACAAGGAACTGAGGGATATCGGTATGACGCGGGGAGATATCTATAGTCGGCTGAAGGATAACTGTAAGGGCTGCTGTAAGTAGGGTGTCCTTTGGTTTTGTTAGAAAAATGCGAGGGGGTAATGCTATATCCCCCCGCCGCGACTTCCCCCCTTGCCTGTCCCTGCGGATTGCCTGACGGTGGCCGATCTGTACCATTTTGTGTACCAGATGACCCGCAAAGCCATATAAATAAGGGGCGTGGTAGCAGTATCAGGGGCTGTTACGCCCTATATTTACATGATGCACGAAATGCGCACGAGATGCGAAAA